CGGTGCTTTTCGGTTTTCATGCCGGTAAACCGAATTACCGTCGGTAGCTCTGTCGTCGAGCGCGTCGACCACGCCGTCACCTTCGGCAAGGTATAGGTTCGGTGGTGTGAAGTGTGGCTGGGGCGCCTGGAACAAAATCCAAGATTATTCAAAGACATGAAAGCGCAAATATAATTGTTTTTATTGACCTATTTCGGTCAAAATTGTAACACCGGATTGTAACACCGGGATGCTACACGAGGACCGAAATGGCACGCATAAGTTACCTTCTTCGACGCGGCGCAAGCTACTATGCACGCATCAAGGTTCCGACCGAACTTGTAGAAATCGTCGGGAAGAAAGAGCTTGTGAAGGCCCTCGGCACGAAAGAAGAAGCCGACGCGAAGCGGCTCTTGCGTCCCGTCGTTGATCAGTGGGAACGTCACTTTGACGACCTTCGCGCTCGTCGTGCCCTGACTGCCGACGATAAGGGCGTTGCTGTCTGGCAGCATTACGAAGCAACCCTTCAACGCGACGAACAGAAGCGCAGGGCGATGCCGACGCCCGCCGACATGGAAGCGGAAGAACGCCGGCTCTTGCGCCGCATCGAGAAGGGCGAAATCAACTCCGACGACTTTATAGGCATGGTCAACGCTTATGCCGACTATGAGCTTATGCGCCGGGCGCGCACCGATGACGCAAACCTTCGCGCCCGTCGTCTGGCCGGATCTAAGTCGGCACTTACTTCCGGCGATATCAGAATGATTGAACCGGCAGTGAAAGACTTCATCGCCCGGCACCGTCTGCTTGTCGAAGTCGGTTCCGATGAATACGGCGAGCTTTGCGCACTCATGACGCGGGCTGAAATCGAAGGCTTGCAGCGCACCCTTGAACGAGACAAGGGCAACTACAGCGGCGCACCGACCGACCCTATTGTGAAGCCCGCAACCGGAAAAGCCCGCGAAATCGCCGCACCGGGCGAAAGCATCATGGAAGTGTTCGCGATTTACGAGCGCGAGAACTCCAACGGCATCACCGCCGACACGCTCAATCAGGCCCGCCGCGACATTGGAACCTTTGTTGATTATGTCGGCAGCACTTGCCCGGTTCACAGGATCGATAAGAAGGCCGTTCGTGAGTGGAAGGCCCTCTTGATGAAGTATCCAGTGAAGGCGAGCGAGACGAAGGCATTTGCCGGAATGAAACTTGTGCAGATCGTCAAGCACAACGAGGAAGTCGGCAAGCCGGTCCTGACGCCGCGCACCGTCAACCGTTACCTGTCCAGCCTCGGCGCGTTCTGCAACTGGCTTGTGGCGCACGGCTACATTGACGCGAACCCGACCAACGGCATGACCTTAGCGAAGGAAAAGAAGAAGAGCACCCTGCCCTTCACTTCCGACCAAATGAACACCCTTTTCAAGTCGCCTCTCTTCACCGGATGCCAGAATGCCGACGAGTGGCGCAACATCGCCAAGCCGGGCAATGTCCTAATCCGCGACCATCGTTATTGGGTTCCGCTGATCATGCTCTATTCCGGTGCGCGCCCGGCAGAGATTGCGCAGCTTGCCGTTTCCGATGTTCGGCAGGAGCACGGCCATTGGATCATGCACATTACGACCGAAGGCGACGGCGAAAAGAGCGTGAAGACGGGCGGCTCTATGCGCGTCGTGCCGGTTCATAAGGAACTCGTAAAGCTCGGCATCCTCGACTATCACGCCGGGATGAAGCAGGCCGGGCAGACTCGCCTTTTCCCGCTAGCAGAGCGCAATTCACGCGGTCAAATGATTGCCGACTTCAGCCGCGAGTTTGGACGCTATCTCACGCGGATCGGCATGAAGAGCGGGCGCGGCCTGTCCCTCTACAGTTTCCGGCATGGTGCAGCGGATGCCCTTCGTCGTGCGGGCTACCTTGACGATCAATTCGGCTTCATCCTCGGCCACACGTCGGGCAGCATGACCGGGCGGTATGGGATGCTGCCGCAAGGTATGCTTGAGCAGCGTGTGGAACTGGTCAACGCCATTGCCTATCCTGCCGTTTCGCTTAATCATCTCACGCGATAAGAAGTCAGCGCAGGAGTCCATATGCAATACGATGAGGTCTATAAGGGATATCGGATCAAATACAGGGAGCTTACCGTTCTAGGCGCCGTGATATGGCCTCCCAACTCCACCATGGTTCTGTCCGACGTTCCTCAAGCAACTCGCGACGAAGGTATGGGAGTCCTTAAGTCACGGACTTATGCCGCGATTGATGCCCACATCGAAAAGATGGCAAACACAACGTCTTAATTTAGGATTTATTTCCTAACCGGGATTCACAAGTGAACCCTGATATGAGAGAATCCGCCTCAAGTTGAATTGAGGACGGAAATGCTTGAAGTTCGATAGTGTTGTTACGAGTCTTAAGAAGGCCATCGGCCTTCCGGTGGAACAGAAGGCATATTCCCTCACCGATCCGGCAGCTTTTGAACTGTTCGGCGTTCGCCCTACTTACTCAGGCGTGAACGTCGGCGGTATCTCCGCGCTTTATGTTCCGGCTGTTCTTCAGGCCGTGCGCCTGATCTCTGAAACTATTGGATCGCTTCCTTGCAAGGTCTATCGGGAGACCGGAGCCGGCAAGGAAGCCGCGAAGGACCATTCCGCTTATCGCATCGTCCATCGCCGGGCGAACGAGTGGACCGGCGCGGGCGAGCTTCGCACCGTCCTGACCGCCGACGCCCTCATTCATGGTAACGGCTTCGCGCGGGTGGTCAGGTTCGAGGACGGCCGGCCGTTCGAGCTTCACCGGCTAAAGCCCGGCAAGGTCGCGATCCTTGAGGATGACGTGACCGGCGCACCTGTCTATCGCGTTCAGGAAGCCAGCGGCACCCGCGACTATCCCCATACCGAAATCCTTCACGTCCCGTCCTTCCTCGGCACGTCACCTATTGCTTTCGGCCGCGAAGGCATCGGCCTTGCTGCGATCCTTGAGCGCCACGGCGCGCAGTTCTTCGGTTCCGGCGCTCGCCCGACCGGCATCATTTCCAACGAGAAGCCACAGGGCGGCGAAGCCGGCGCGCAGGCAGTCGGCAATATTCGCAAGTCCTTCCGCGAATGGCAGAAGGGCGCGGCTGGCGATCCCCTCATTCTCGATGCCGGGTGGAAGTATGACCAGCCGGCCATGACCTCGACCGATGCGCAGTTCCTTGAGCATCGGCTTGAACAGGTCCGCGAAATTGCCCGCATCTTTGGCGTCCCGCCGACCATGCTTTTCGAGCTTACGCGCGGAACGTGGTCGAACACCGAACAGATGGGTGCGCAATTCCTTCAGCTTTGCCTTCGGCCGTGGCTGGACCGCTGGACGGAAGCCATGACGACCGTGCTTCTCGGCGAGGACGAACAGGACAGCCACTATTTCGAGTTTGTCACCGACGACCTTATGCGCGCCGATGCCGCGAGCCGCACCGCGAACATGACCGCACTCGTGACGAACCGCATCATGACCCCGAACGAGGTTCGGGCGATCCTCAATCTTCAGCCGCTTCCGGGCGGCGACGACCTCACCAATCCGCACACGACCAGCAGCGCCCGGCCGGCAACGGTTCCGGCGAAGGAACCCGCATGATTCAGCATACCGCCTTTTTCGGCGACGGCGAAAAGACGTTCGCCTTCCCGACCCGCGAACTTATCGAAGAGCTTGAACGCAAGACCGGCCACGGCATCGGTGCCCTGTTCCGGCGCTTTCGCACTCAGGATTTCGCGTTCTACGACATTATTCAGGTGCTTCGCCTCGGCCTTATCGGCGGTGGCACCGCGCCCGCCGAAGCCGACCAGCTGGTCGCGCTCTATGCCATCGGCCGCCCGCTTGCAGAGAGCTTCGCCGTCGCGGACGGCGTGATTGCCGCCCTGTTCTTCGGCAACGACGCAAAGACCCAGGACGAAGCGCGACAGGCCGCAGCGTCCGGCGATCTCGCCGCAGCTATCAGCGCAGCCTACGAGGACGCGGCCGAATGACCGAACGCCTCGAAATCAAGGCCACGCTCACGGTTGACGACGCCGGCACCATCACCGGCATGGCATGGCCTTTCGGCTCCCCGGATCGCGTCGGCGACGTGATCGAAAAGGGCGCGTTCGCCTCGCCGGAAGTCCTGCCCATGCTGTTCGCCCATGATCAGGGGCAGGTGATCGGCGTTTGGGACGAAATCAGCGAGACCCCGGACGGCCTGACCGTCAAGGGCCGCTTGCTTGTCGATGACGTTGAGCGCGCCCGCGAAGTCCGCGCCATGATCCGCACCAAGGCTGTTTCCGGCCTGTCCATCGGCTTCCGCACGAAGGCCAGCAAGCCCCGTCAGCGCGGCCGGACGATTACTGCGCTCGATCTTCACGAAATCTCTGTTGTCGCCGTCCCGTCCCATCCGGGCGCGCAAATCACCAGCATCAAGGCCGCAGATGGGACGGCAGACCAGAAGGAAACCATCTTGGAAAACGAAGCAGAACTTGAAACGAAGAACGCCGACCCGGTTGTCTCGCCGGATGAACTCAAGGCCCTGAAGGCCGATATTGCTACCATCAAGGCGAAGCTCAACCGCCCGACCGCTGCGAACAACAATCATCCGGCCGGCGAGAACGACAATATCGAGCAGAAGGCGTTCTTCAGCGTCATGCGGAAGGGCGAAGCCCGTATCGATGACATGGAGCGTAAGGCGCTCACCGTTGCCGACGACGCGACGGCCGGCTATCTCGCACCGGAACAGTTCGGCTCCGAACTCATCAAGCTCCTGAAGGAGTTCAACCCGATCCGGCAGTATGCCCGCGTCGTCACGATCGGCGCGAAGGAAATCAAGTATCCGCGCCGCATCGGTTCCCCGGCCGCATTCTGGGTAGGCGAAACCGAAGACCGCACGCATTCCGAACCGGCCTATGCGCAGATCACCATTGCACCGCATGAGCTTGCGACCTTTACGGACGTGTCGAACCAGCTTCTGGAAGACAACGCCTATAATCTCGAAGGCGAGCTTGCGACCGAGTTCGCCGAAGCCTTCGCCGCTACCGAAGCAACGGCCTTTCTGAAGGGCACCGGCAACGCCAACAACCAGCCCGTCGGCCTTCTCACCAATGGCACCATTCCCGTTGTCACGACCGGCGCGGCGAACGGTTTCCCGGCCTCGGCACCCGCCGACGTGCTCATTGGCATGTTCCATCACCTGCCGACCGCCCATGCGCAGCGTGGCGTCTGGATGATGAACCGCAACACGCTCGCCGAAATCCGCAAGTGGAAGGACGGCAACGGTAATTATCTTGTCGTCAACCCGGTGAGCGACGGAATGCCGACCACGCTTCTCGGCCGGCCGATTGTCGAATGCCTCGACATGAACGACATCGGTGCGAACACGACGCCCATCGTCTTCGGCGACCTTCAGGGCTATCGCATCATCGACCGCATTCAGCTTTCGGTGCTGCGCGACCCTTACACGCTGGCAACGAAGGGGCAGGTCCGCTTTCTCGCCCGCAAGCGTGTCGGCGGTGACGTGACGCATCCCGACCGTTTCGTGAAGCTTCAGGTCGCGGCCTAATCCATGACCAACCAGCGGCCCGCATACGAACAGGTGACGATTGCGCACGGTGGCAGCATCGTGACGCTTCGCCCTTCCTTGCGAGCCGCTGCAACCCTTGAGGCCCGTCACGGCTTCCCGGCACTGTTCCGTGCGCTCGCCGACCTCAACACGACCATCATTTCCGAAATCATCCTGACCGCATCGTCTTCACGGCAGGATGCAGCGGCCTTCCTTTTACTCCTTGAGGGAAGGCCGCTTCTCCCCTTCTTCATCGTCGTGCGCCAGCCGCTCGCCGAACTCGTTTCCATGTTCGTGCCGGCACCCGATCCGAAGGCGAAGCCCTCGACTGGCACCGGCAATCCTGTTCCGTGGTCCGAAGTCTATGCGGCGCTCTACGAAAGCGCGACCGGCTGGCTCGGCTGGACTCCCGAACAGGCATGGAACGCCACGCCGAACGAAATCACCCGCGCCCATGCCGCCCATATCGACCGGCTCGTGACGACGGGAGTTCTCACCCGCACCGAAAAGACCGGCAGCGCACCCGACCCCGAACAGGCCGCGCGCAACGTCGCCGAAGGTCTCGACCCCGAATTTGACCGCGCCGGGCTTCGCGCGCTCAAGGCAAAGATCGCAGGTGGTAGCGCATGAGTCTGCCGCCCCGCATCTGTTCTTGTGGCCGCGTCGTTCCGCATGGCGAGCGCTGCGAATGCCAGCGCACCTTGACCCGCGAACGCAATCGTCGCGCCGATGCACGCCGGCCCTCGGCGGCAGCACGCGGCTATAATAGCGAGTGGCGCAAGGCCCGCCTCGAATACCTGGCTGCGCATCCCCGCTGCCGGGAGTGCAGCACGCACGGCATCACTCGCCTCGCAACCGTCGTGGATCACATCATTCCGCATCGTGGCGATAAGCGCCTGTTCTGGCACCGGGCGAACTGGCAGCCCCTCTGCGCCCCTTGCCACAACTCCATAAAGCAGCGGCAGGAACGTGCATTGTGATGTTAGATCTTCTTAGCATTCTTCAGTTTCTCATCCACGGTCGGCTTTCTTATTTTCAGCTTGTAAGGCCGTTCGCGGTGCGACGCATAAACGCCGACCCAAAACATCCCTGTCTGAATGTCTCCGATGTCTTTACGCGCGTCTCCAGCAAGTCCTGTCCACTGCTGTCCCGGTGGCAGAACGTAAGGAAGTCCGTGGCCCGCGCCGTCGATCCGCGGATCGGGAACTACGAAGCTTTGCGAAGGCTTGTTGCGCAAACGCGCCCAGAGGTTTGGAAATTCTTCGATTGTCAGGTGTGTGATCGTAGTCGCCGCATCTCCTCGGTTTGTCGCGTGCACGGTGAGAACATGCTCCTTTTGGTAGCCCGCACCGCCGACAATCGTCATGTTTGGATTGGCGCGGATGGATATTTTAGCCCCCCCTTCGAACCACCTTCGAATCTCAAGGGCCAAAGCTCCGGTTGCAACGATCGCCGCATATGCCGCAACCCAAGCTTCGGCAGTAACTTCCATATTCCATACCTCCCTTTCGACGAATCTCGTTCCGCAACCCTAAGGCGACAGGGGGCGGTGTTCAACTTTGGCCCTTCAGAGGGGACCGGCGCGGGGGACACCGCGCAAGAGACCTCGAATATAAGTTTTTCAGAAAGTAACGTATGTCCGCAGTAACGCTTGAACTCGCCAAGGCTCATATGAAGGTGGACGGAACCGCCGAAGATGAGCTTATCGCGCTTTATATCGACGCCGCAGAACAGTGGGCCGGGAACTACATCGGGAACCCCATTGCTGACCTCAACCCCGTTCCGGCAGAGGTAAAGCTCGCCATTTTGCGGCTTGTGTCCTTCTATTTCGAGTGCAGGAACATCGCCACCTTCGGCCTTTCCATGCAGCTTGCGCCGCAGAACGTCGCCGCGATCCTCGATAGCTACCGCGAAAAGTGGTTCACCGATGGCGAGTAAGGACGGCCTCGATAACCTGATGCGGGCATTCGACCGGGCGAAGAAGGCCCCGCGCCAGCAGATCACGAAGGCGCTCTTGTCGTCGGCGAACGAACTGGCCAACGCGCAGCGCCATCTTGCACCCGACGATCCGGCAACCAGCGCGCCCGACCTCAAGACCTCTATCGCCGTGACCGGCCCCGGCCAGTCCACACCCGCCTATAGTCAGCCGGGCGGTTCCCGCGTGGCCGGCGAACATGAGGTGATCGTGACGGCCGGCAATGCCGACGTGCGCTATCCGCACCTTGTCGAATACGGCACCGCGCACGCCGAAGCGCAGCCATTTTTCTGGCCGGCCCTTCGCCTTCTCCGCAAGCGCCTTCAGAACCGCATTGACCGTGCCGGCCGTAAGGCCGTGCGGGACGCATGGAATGATAAGTGATGATTGAACCGACCCTTGCCCTTCAGACTGCTATTCGCACCGCGCTTGTAGCTTCGCCGGCCGTGACCGCGCTTGTGCCTGCCGGTCATATCCGTTCCGGCAGCACGCGGCCCGACAAGACCCCGGCCATCATCATGAGCGACGGCACCACGGCCTTGCACGGCCATGACTATACCGCGCAGCGCACGGCATGGGTCTATCTCGACCTTCATATCTGGACCCTCAATGCTGGCGAGGACGCCGCAAAGGAGATTGCCGGTGCGGTTACTTCCGCCCTCGACCGGCCCCTTAGCTTCGACGGTTGCCAGTGCGATCATTTCCGCGTCACCGCATCCCGGTTCCCGCGCGATCCCGACCCGGCCTATGGACACGGCGTCCTGTCCCTCGAAGCCCTCATTCGTTGGACGGTCTAATGCTCAACATCGGGAACATGGATCGCCGCATCACCATTGAGCGCGAGACCGAAACCGTGAAGCCGTCCGGCAGCGTCGTGAAGGTGTGGACGCTAGTTGCGACCGTATGGGCGGAAGTGCTTCAGCAGTCGGCCAGCGAATTCTTCACTGGCTACGGCGAGGCAGAGACCGGAACCGTGATTTTCCGTGTCCGGTATCGTCCTGGCATCACCACGGCCGACCGGGTGACCTATGCAGGCACCGCCTACGGTATCGAGGAAATCAAGGAACTCGGCAGGCGTGATGCGCTCGAACTTCGCGGCGAGGTGCTGAAGTGACGCGCGGCGTGAAGCCGGCAATCGTCCCGGCCAGCGATCCCGTTACCGTCGTGCCGAAGACGCCTTCCTATCTGTCCAAGGAGGGCAAGGCGGAATGGCGTCGTGTCGCTCCTATCCTTGTCGCTGACCGGAAGGTGCTGACCGAAGCCGACCTTGCGGCGCTAGAAAATTATGTGATCGCCGTCGCCACCATGCGGCAGGCGCACCGGGAGCTTCAGGCAACCGGCCTGCTTGTCGCCGGCAAGCGCAACCCGCTTTCGACCATCCTCTTGCAGGCGCAACAGCAGCAGCTTCGCGCCGCTGGCGAGCTTGGCCTTACGCCTGCCGCCCGTTCGCGTGCGGCCATGATGGAAGCGGCCGACGATGACGACGACAACCCTATGATGATCGGTAGGAACCGCCCTTGAGCAAGAGCGCGTTCCCGCACTGGATTTATGACGGCAGTGCCATCGCCGACCCGTTCGGCTATGGACAGGAGGCCGTGGACTTCATCCGGGCGCTGAAGCACCCGGCCAGCACCGCGCCGAAGGGCCGTTTCCAGCTTTATGACTTTCAGGAGCGCATGACGCGCCGCATCTATGGCCCGCGTAACCCCGACGGCTCCCGCATCGTGCGCACCGTGTTTCTCATGCTGCCGCGCGGCAACCGCAAGACCAGCATTGCCGCAGCATGGGCGCTTCTTCATACCATCGGCCCGGAAGCCCGGCCGGCTGGACAGGCGATCTTTGCCGCATCCGACCGTGAACAGGCCGGCATTGGCTTCAAGGAAGCCGCGAACATCGTGCGCGAGGATCGCCGGCTTGTCGCGGCGACCCGCATCTATGACGCCCATAATTCGGCGAAGAAGATCATGTCCCGACCGAACAAGGCCGAACTGCTCGCCGTATCCAGCGACGGGGCAGCGCAACACGGCAAGACGCCTTCCTTTTTGCTTGTGGACGAAATCCACGCTTGGAAGGGCCGCGACCTTTGGGAAGCCCTGAAGTCCGGCATGGCGAAGGTGCCCGACACCCTCATGATCATCGCCACGACGGCGGGCCGTGGACAGGAGAATATCGGTTTCGAGCTTTACGACTATGCCCGGAAGGTCGCGACCGGCGAGATTGACGACCCGTCTTTCCTGCCGATCATCTTCGAAGCCGAACCCGACGACGACTGGCGCGATGAAGCCGTTTGGCACAAGGTCAATCCCGGCCTTGCGCATGGCTTCCCCGATCTTGGCGGCTTGCGCACGATGGCACGCGAGGCCGAACACCGGCCGGCCGAACGGTTCGCCTTCCAGCAGTTCCACCTTAATATGTGGCAGGCGGCTTCCCGCGATCCGCTCTTCGATATGGCCGTCTATGACGCCGGCCGTGATCCGAACTTTGACCTTGCCGACCTTGAGGGCCTGCCGTGCTGGCTCGGCGTGGACCTGTCCCGTTCCGGCGACCTGACCGCTATCGTCGGTGCGTTCCGTCATGACGATGGCCGGATCACGCTTGCGCCGTGGTTTTTCCTCCCGTCCGAAGGCTTGGAGGAAAAGGCCAAGGTCGAACAGGTTCCCTATCTCCGGTGGCGTGACGACGGCCTTTTGAACGTGATTGACGGCCCGGTGATCGAACCCGACGTGATCGCCGACCGCATCATTGACCTTTGCGGCACCTATGACGTGCGGGAAGTCATCTTCGATCCGTCCCTTGCCGGCCCGCTCATGGCGAAGCTCATGGATGCCGGTATCAACGTGCTTCAGCTTCCGCAGACGGCGAAGCACATGCACGGCCCGATTTGCGACCTTGAGCGCGTCGTCAACGGCCGGCGCATCCGGCATGGCGCGCACCCGATCCTTCGCAATCACTTTGAAAGCGTCGTGGTGAAGCGGGCGACCAGTGCCAGCGAATTGACGACGATGCACAAGGGCACCCGCCATTCCAACCATATCGACGGCGCGATTGCGTCGGCGTTGTCCGTCTTCCGGGCAGCGGCGAACAATAACCAGCGCTCGATTTTCGACCTCGACCCCGATGATTTCGACAGGCTTCGCGACGAGGCCGAAGCCGCATAAGGATATCTGCCATGGATGAAGGCCAGCGCCTTTTAGTCACCTTCGAAGCCCGCTTGAACAAGTATGAGCGCGATCTTGAGCGCGGCAAGAACCGCAGCCGCACGAACTTCCGCGCCATGCAGAAGGAGGCGGAAACGGCCGGTTCCGGCATTGAGAAGGCCATGGGCGGCGCGCTGAAGAGCCTCGGCAGCTTCGGCAAGGGGCTGGCCGGTGGTGCTATCGGTGCGCTCGCCGTGGGTGGTCTTGACCAGATCGTTTCGCGCGTCGGCGACATTGCGAAGGGCGTGGCGAACATCGGCAATGAGGCGAAGCGGGCCGGCCTCGGCACGAAGGCGTTTCAGGAATTGCGGTATGTCGCCGAACAGAACCGCATCGAGGTGGACGCCCTTGTCGATGGCATGAAGGAACTGAACCTTCGCGCCGACGAATTCATTATCACCGGCAAGGGCAGTGGCGCGGAGGCATTCCAGCGCCTCGGCTATTCGGCGCAAGACCTGAAGCGGAAGCTCGCCGATCCTTCGGCGCTTCTCGTGGAAATCATCGGCCGGCTTGAGCAAACGGACCGGGCGGCGCAAATCCGTATCGCCGACGAACTCTTCGGCGGCACGGGCGGCGAACGGTTCGTGGAGCTTCTGGACCGTGGCGCGGCCGGCATCCGGGCGACCATCAAGGAAGCCAACGACCTCGGCCTTATTCTCGAAGACGACGTTATCCAGCGGGCCGACGAAATCGACCGGAAGTTCTCGAAGATCACGGCGACCGTGGGCACGGCGCTGAAGGGTGCGGTGGTCGAAGTCGTCGGCGCGATGGACGATTGGCTTGACCGCTTCAATCGCCTTGAGGAACAGACCGACCGCAATATCCAGTCGCAGCTTCTCAGCACCTATGACAAGCTGCGCGAGGCGAAGAACCTGCTTTCCGACCTTGAGCTTGATAAGGCCGCGTATCCCGAAGACGTGGCAATCGACCTCAACATTGATCGCCAGAAGCAGCTTATCGAGGAACTGACCGGCGAGGCCCTGAAGCTTCGCGACATTCTCGACCGTCGCAACGGCTATGATGAAGGCTTCATCTATAAGACCGGGCAGGATGCGGCCGGCGCGAAGCCACCCCTCGACAATCTCAACAATGTCCTGTCCGGCACCGGCAGCGCGGCCGGCAATGCCGTGTCCGGCCTGAAGAGCTACAGTGATGCTATCCGCGCGCTGAAGGATGAGGTGCCGGAACTCGCCGTATCCTTGCGCGATCTTGATGCCAAGACCCGCATTGACCAGACCTATCGCGCTGCCGTGTCGAAGGCCCGGACGATGGGCGAGGTCTATCTTGCGAACGAACTTCGCGGGCAGGCGCTGGCGTCCGTCAATATCCGTTCGGCGACCGACGACCCGGCTGGCTATCTTTCTTCCGCCCTGGCATCGGGCAAGGCCCGTTCGCATATCGACGGCATGGCCGACGCCTTCGCGTCGAAGATGGCGAAGATGCTGGCATCCATGCCCGACGACCTGAAGGGCAGCGTCACCATCAATTCCGGTTATCGTTCCGTAGAGCGGCAGGCAGAGCTTTGGGCCGAAGCCTTGCGGAAGTATGGTTCCCCGGAAGCTGCCCGCAAGTGGGTGGCACCGCCCGGTAAGAGTCAGCACAACAAGGGCAACGCGGCCGACCTCGGCTTCGCCAATGATTCCGCCCGGCAGTGGGTGCACCAGAACGCCGGGCAGTTCGGCTTGCGCTTCCGCATGTCGCATGAGGATTGGCACATTGAGGATGCCGACGCCTTCAAGGCTGACCGTGCCGCAGAAGTCGAGCGCATGACCGCAGCGGCCGGCCAGCAGGCCGAAGCCTATCAGCAGATCATTGCCGGTGCGCGGGAGTATACGACCGCTCAGGGCGCGGAACGGCAGGCCCTCGCCATGGCCGGCCAGCAGGCGGCTGCGTTCCGCTTTGAGCAGCAGATGCTTGCGGAAGCGCAGCGCAGCGGCATCACCCTGACCGATCAGCAGCGGCAGGAAATCGCCGCGCTTGCGCAGGGCATGGCGAGCGCCGACGCCAGCGTGCAAACCTATGTTGCCTCGCAGGAGCAGGCCGCAGAGGTTTCCCGGTTCTTCGGCGAACAGGCCGTAGACGCCTTGAGCGGCCTTCTGTCCGGCACCATGAGCGCCGAAGAGGCCCTTCAGAACCTTATCCAGACCCTCATTCGTGCCGCGCTTCAGGCCGCTATTCTCGGCGAAGGCCCGCTTGCCGGCTTGCTCGGCGGGAGCGGACCGAAGCCGAAGGCACCGGCCGGTGGTGGCGGGAAGAAGGGCTTCGGCTCGATTCTCGGCTCCATCCTTGGCCTGAAGGACGGCGGGCATGTGCGCGGCCCCGGCACTGCGACCAGCGACAGCATTCCGGCCCGTCTCTCGGATGGCGAATTCGTCGTGAACGCGAAGGCCACCCGGAAGAACCGCGCAGTTCTTGAGGCCATCAACAGCGGCAGCGTGGCGAGCTTTGCCGCAGGCGGTTATGCGGGTGATGCCCCGGCCGTGCGCCGGCCCGATCTTGTCGCCGCGCACGGCAACGCCGCACCGGTGCAGCAGATCACCATTTCCGCGCCCATCACCGTGAACGGCAGCGCCGGCACGCCGGACCAGAATGCGGACCTCGCCGCGAAGATGGCCCGGCAGATGGAGCAGTCCATGCGCGGCATGGTCGCGGAAGAGATGCGCAAGCAGGCGCGGCCCGGAAACTTCCTCAACACCCGGAGTCGCTAAAAGAGTCATAGCGAGTCACTGGCGCGTTTCGTGCGGCCGCAGGTGCATCGACCTATCCGGCACCCGCAACGCCTCTCAGTGACTCGCTACGGCGGAAAGGCGGAACGGTCCTCGTCCGACCGGAGACAGGTTCCGCGCCGGGAGCGCAGCGACCCGGCCGGAGCCCTCTCATATCGGTATGGGATGCTTCCCGCCCGGAGACGGTTAGAGAAGAACAGGAAGTGTTATCTTCGCCCGCAGGGTATCCAGAACGAACGTAACGAAGTCATGCGTTCTACCATTCTCTAAATTCTCTCCTAGAAGATAGTATCTACTATTTGACGAACGCCGGATTTGGTTACGCATAGCTAGAACGCCTCGAATGGTTACGGCTCCGGGTGCCGGAACGCAGCTTTCGGTTACGTTCATCTAGAACGCATGAGCGCGTTACTTTTCGTTCTTCAACAATTTTTCGACTTTCTGCGCAGCTGCTCCGGCCGGGCGCTATAACTGTCCGTGAGCGTAACGGAGATGCCAAAGATGGCACGGCAGAATTTGAGCGGTCTCACCCCGGAAGAGGTGAAGGCTCATAAGAATGAACAGGCGCGGCTTCGCATGGTGAAGATGCGCGAAAAGCAGAAGGAAGAACGCGAGATGGCAAAGAAGCGGGCTATGCTGACCCCGACCTCCCCGGAAGTGGTGGAGTTCGTGAACGAGATTGACGGACTGCCGCTTGCGGCGAAGGTCGAACTCGTCGCGGAGTGGCAGCGCGAATACAAGGAGAAGCTGCCGGTCGAAGCGTTCGTTCCGAACCCCGGCGAGACTAGCGAGGATTATTGGAGCCGCAAGAACCGGCTCCGTGACCTTGAGCTTGCGAAGATGCTTGCCGTCGATCATTTCGCACGCGAGAAGGCGGCAGTCCGCAAGAGGGCGTTCAACGAACGCGAAGCGGCCGACGCCGCGAAGCTCGGCCTCACTGTCTATGAACTCAAGAAGCGGAAGAAGATCGCGGCGTGGAAGGTGAAGAAGGTTGCAGCGCAGGAGGCGCGCGAGGTCGAGCGCTTGGCACGTCGGGAAGCGGCCTGACCGGGCAAACTTTTTCAGTAATCCACCGCGCTCGCCCGGCGATTTCGCTATAAGTCAAATTGCCGGCCGGTTTTCTCTTCCGGCCGGCACCCTCAAGCCCCTCACGTTCTCGTCGGCGTGCGGGGCTTTTTGCATCCGAAAATAAGTAAGTGCTTACTTAAGATTAGCAATGTAAAATCAATGCTTTAGGTGAGATTTTCCTCTTGCCAAATCACTTCCGCCGACTCACATAGGGGAAGCCTAATCACGGGCAGGGAATTCATGACCATGCAAGCATCCGCATATGTCCATTCAGACACCTACCATCGCGCGATCGACAAGCTGGAGGCTATCGCCCGGAACTTCGACCCGGCAGCGCCCGACATGGTGCGTAGCGCCATCATTCAGGTTCTCGCCGAAGAACTCGGTATCTGGCCGCGCGAGTGCCTGAACGAACGGGAAGCCATGGCGCTTCGCCTAGTCGCCTAACAATATCAAAGGGTTATCATTAACCTATCGAATTGGCTTGAAAAGTAACTCGATTTCAAGCTTAAGCGAAAACTGCCGAAGCGGCTGCAACCACTCCGGCAGGTTTGAAATGCCAACTACCAAATCAACATTCGAGGCCGTGAGGCCAGGAAGGCTTATATCATGTCGAAGACTGACAAGGAACTGTTCCGCGACTATCTCAATTCCAAGGAGCCCGGCAACGATATTGACACTGTCGGCACGTTATATCTGACGGGCCATGAATATCATGGTGTTGATCACGTGCTCAGGGACATTGCAGTAAGCATCATCATGGGCGACCCGCAGCCGGTCGATGAACTTACGGAAGCCGCAGACTTGTTCCGTGGCGTCGTCGGGAACCTTGAACGCCTCAAGAACGGCTTCCTTGCTTACAAGGCAGCGCACGTAGAGGCCGCTGCATGAGCGTTGCCTAGTCGCCAGCTTACACGGCCCGCCAGTCACGGCGGGCCTTTCTCGTTTCAGGAGCAACCATGGTAAGCGGTGACGTGAGGCCGTTACTTCTTGAAGTTCCAGGGCATCAGAGCGTCGAGATCGCTTGATGGCCAACCTGCGGCGATACGCTCAAGCGTCTGCGTCAGCCAGGCCAGCGG